GATGCTCCTGCTCCCATTCGAGATCCAGACCCTTTTTCTTCACGTAAAGGTCCTGTAGATGTTGCATCATGTTCTCCATCAATAACCTCCTCATAGGTTATTCGTTTTACCTTGGGATCATTCATTTCTCCAAGATACTCCCATTTTATATCCTTTTTTCCTAGTTTGTCAACTATGGCATTTTCGATATCTAGTGGGCCTTCGAGGCTTTCTATAACAAAATCAGCATGCATTTGATATGCAAATATTTGGACTCTGAATTTCTTGGGGTGCATTTTTCCTTTCTATTTTTAAATTGTGGCGGAACAGTGTCCGCCACAAAATTATTTATTAAGCACCTGGTGATGCGTAGATACCTCTAGGGTCAGATACGCCAAATACGTATCTTTCTCTAGCTTTGTATCTAACATTGCCAGTATCGAAATCGCCTTCCATTTTTGTAGTTAATGGAGCTCTTTCAAGATGCTTCATACCATTAGGCACATCTGTGATTAGATAGAACGCATCTGGGTCAGTTAAGAAGTGGTTGATTGAATAACCACCTGGAACCATTCCCATGCTTGCTAATGCGTTGATATCATTATCAGCAGTTCCAACTCTTTGCTGAGATTTCATTAATCTCTCTGCAGTAAATTGAAGTTGTGATGGAATGATCATCTTCGTAGCTTTTGCAGCAATTTTTAAACCTCTTTCATCAGTTAAACCTGCAATGTCAATCATTGCTTGCTCTAAAGATGTTTCGTTCAAGTCTGCAGCAGTTGCCAATGTGTTACTGAAAGTTCCAGAAACAGTTGGGTGCGCAGTATTGAAAAGAGTTACACCATCACCTGATTTGAAAGTCAAACCTGGTAAACCATTATTTAATGGTGCCGCTGCTTTGATTTGTTTTGTTTGAGCCATAGATCTTGCCAATGCTTTTGTATATCTAGAAGCAAGTCTATCGTATAAGTTATCCTCAATTGCTTCCTCAGTGATTGCAAACCCGAGAGTTATAGTCTCGTGTGTGTATCTTGCTGTGAAAGTTTCTTGAGCTCTATCAAACTCTACGCTAGATCCTTCCGGTTTTACTTTAGCTTGACCGAATCCTGATAACATTACTTCCTCTTCGAAAGCTCTGTCAGATGACTCAGTTGTGTATATCTCAGCATGCTCTTGGTCATACTGTTGATACTCCAGGCCGAATAGGGCATTCAAACCTGGCTCTAGTTCTTTAACTAGTTGATTACGTGATATCGCCATGTTGTTATCCTCCTATTAGATTCCGGCCACGTTGTTTCCTAAGATATGCTCATTGATCGTAACTCTAAGAGCGAAGCCCTCAGCAGCTGTATCAGAATGATCAGGATCTCTAGAAACTCCGATGATTTTAAGTTGCGCTATAGAAGCACCTGTTGTTGCCGAAATTTTTGATTTCGAAATAAACAACGGAGAACTTCCGTCAGCGTCGACCTGGTCAGCACATCCACCTACTTCGTTTTGGTTGAATGCAGTGTCCGCAGACATGACATCATATACTTGTCTTGGGTCGTCGTTTACGAATGCAGTTATGTCCGTAGCAGTGTTACTTGCTTTGGAAAAGTTTGCAAACGTTGGTTTGTTGGTATCAGCATCGGTGAAAAATACACCGTTTAACACTCCTAGATTATTCGCAGTAGTATTTCCTGATTTTAGGATTACTCCATCTGCTGTTAATTGCACCATTGATGCGTGCGAAATTAATGCAGAAGAAGCTGCTACTGAGTATTCACCTAGTCCAGCGTTATTATCTGTCTGACCAACTTTTTTTATGGGTCTGAATCCAAACCCTGTTGTTGACGCGTTAGCCATAGTCATTACTCCTTATGTACCTGCCCCGAAGGGCCTCCAGTACGGTTTAATTTATTCGCTGGTTTGAACTGTTAAAAAATTCTAACTTTTCTTGCCACCGAAGGTTACACGAGTATTTCTATCTACATTGATAGGCATACTCTTATGCTGTTCCTTCTGAAGCTCGGCATCTACAGCTTGTTGTTGATCTGTTGCTTGACGCATATAATATTCAGATCTTTGCTGTGCGAGATCTTCTGGTACCCTTGTCAGCACAAGGCCTCCGTGCCCGATCACCCCTGCGTATTTGCCATCTGCGACTGTGGGAAAGTCCTCTTCGGGATATTCGTCTGCTCTTACTAATTCATAACCAGATCTTAATCGACCTTGTATATTTTTAGTATCGACGAACCCTAGGATTTCTGTCCTGACCCATCTGTGTCTAAATCCATTTGGCGCGTTGGGCGTATCTAAGTACGATGGTGGAGTCCAAACTTTTGGTCTCTCTTTTGGAGCTACCGTTTTTGCTTGTGTCTCAACTTTTGTTGAATCACTTTTGCTCGTTTGACTCGCACGATTTGGCGTTTTATTATTTTCCATATGCTTATGCCTCCTTCGTGTTCATAAGTTGTTTCGCATATTCTTCTAGTGGCACACCTAATTTTTTCGCTATTGCGACTTGAGAAGGTGTGAGTCTCACACTTTTGCGACCAGTCTTTGGACTACGCGTTGCAGAGGCAACGGTCTGTGTAGGTTTACTAGTCTGTTGTTTTACAGTTCTATCAAATTTATGCGGAAATTCAAGTCTTATTCTTTTATCAATTTCCTCATAATATTCATCAGATTTAGGATCAATACCTTCCTCTTCTGTGATTTTCCTGTGAAGATCAAAAGCAGTATAAGTCATGGCTGAATCTGTTCCAAACCATTCGTTTTTTTCTGCCCATGCGGCGGCCTTTGGATCAGGCGCTTGTGTTGGTTGTTGTGTTGTCGGTTGTTGTTTAACAGGTTCTTCTTTAGCTGCCTTTTCCCTCATTTCATTTTGAGTTTTAAGTTCAGCTAGTCTACCTTGTTCGTAACCTAATTGTGAGATTGCTGTTAAAGCTTCTGTTTCAGCTTTTGGATCTTCTGCTTGTCTTGCAGCTGTAAGTTTAGCTTGTGCAGCAGCCAACTGTCCAGATATTCTATTCTCCATTTCTGTCGTATAGTCTTTATCTAAAGTATTAGCTTGAGTCTTAAACTCATCTCTTTCTTTTTTAACACTATCAGCATAACGCAAAGCTTCTTCTCTTTGCCTTTCTGCTTCTCGCATTTTTTTAGTAAGTTTAGCTATTCTTTTTTTGACGCTCTCAGAATATTCTTCAACTTCTTTAGTGTTGTCTTGTTGTTTATCACCTTCATTTTTGTCAGCTTCCTGTGTAACCTCTCCGCCTTCGTTCTTTTCATCTCGAACATCAGGCTGCTCAACAGGTTCCGCAGGTGCACTATCGGCGACACCACCGTCTTTAAGATTTGTTTCATCTTGATTCTCCTCTTTCTCTTGTGGTAATTCTACTTCTACTTCAGGTCCTGAAGTATCTATATCTACCATATCTTTATTTTCTTCTGGCATAGTTTCTCCTATGATTGTTAAAATTCGTGGAATATATCTTCAGGGTTTTCCACGGTTGCTAAAACTTCATCATCATTTAGAAGTCTTATCTCACCCCCATCGATTCTAATTCGTGATCCGGCATATCTTGCAAAGATAATCCAATCACCTTTTTTACACCAAGGACCCTCTGGGTATCTATCCTTATCGTAACAGTGAGGTCCCATTCTTAAAACTAAACCACAAGTCGATGCTACTTGTGATCGTTCTACTGTTTCGTCTGCTAATATTAAACCACCTTTAGTTTTTTCTTTTTGTTTAAAAGGTAAAACTAAGATTCTCCAACCTGTTGGTTCGGGTAATTTTGATGACTCGTCAATTTCTTTTTTGACTCCAACGAGTTCGTTATTGGGTAGTATCACTTTTTGATTTGATACTGACGACTGTTCCTTTTTCATTTTGCTCCTTTTTATCTAGCAGGGTGGATATTTCCTGTAACAAACTTTCATAAGTTCGTATTTGTCCTAACATATACTGGTATTTTTCCATACTGTCAACAGCTCCTCTAGCCATTAATTCTTTAACGTCATCCTGTCTCTGTTTAAGTATTTTTATAAAGTGTTCAAATAATTCCATTATTCAAACTCCTTCAATACCTGTAGTTTTTCTTCGGCAGTAGCAATCTTTTCTATCAACTTATCTACTTCATCAATATGTTGTGGATGTTCACCTATACCTACAGAATTTTCAAAGTATATTTTTATAGTAGCATCAGCCTCAGCTATCTGAGCCTCATACCTTTTTTCTAGTGCTTCTAGTATTACCTTTTTCATTTCTTCTTATCGACTCCTTCCCTTTCTTAAAAATTGCAGCGACTTGTGATTTACCCATAACCTTGGCACGCTGTTCTCCAACGGTTAGGATTTGTATTTTCCTTGCAAAAGGTTTACTTATTTTTTTAACTTTTGCAACAGTCTTACGAGCATCTGTAGGAGTTGCAAATTTAATACCAACAGTATCTTTAGGGTTCTCGTCTGTATATAGTCTTCTATCAGAACCTTTTGGTTTTTTACCTGTGCCTACTTTAGGGTCAGCCATTTAACATTTCCATCTTCTACGAGCCTGTCTTAGTCTTGAATTAGGATCTTTCGCAGC